GCTTCTGATGGGGAAGCTCAACTATATGCAAGTGCAATAAGGTTTCCAGCAACACAAGTTGCAAACGGCAATGCAAACGCTTTAGATGATTACGAAGAAGGCACTTGGACACCAGCTTATACACTTTCTAGTGTCGGTGATGCTTCATGGACTCACGATAGACAGATAGGGCGATATACTAAGGTAGGTAATGTTGTTCATTTTCAATGTTTTGTGCGAACAGATGCTTATTCCAATAGTAGTGGTTCAGGCGATTTAAGAATTTCTGGTCTGCCGTTTACTTCAGATAGCACAACTAATGTGGTAACTGCTGTTTCTGTGAGTGCTTTTGGCTTTGCATCCGACAATAATCCCATTAGTGCTAGAATAGTTAATGGTGTTAATTATATATCATTATATAAAAGGGCTGATGCTAATGATGGCGATACTTCTCTTGACCAAAATTCAACATTAAATGGTTCAAATGAAAATTCAATTTTAATAGGTGGTTCTTATCGAACTGCATAATTATTCCGAGTGGATTCTTGGAATGGAAAATAGGAGTTAAAAATGGCTTTAGAAAAGAAACAAACATACGATTATGAGGTTCGTGGAGAATACAAATGTATTCAAGAAAGATGTAAAACGTCAATCTTAGAAGATGGTGTAGAAATATCATTCTCATACCATAGGAAGGCATTCATGCCAGATGCAGATGTAAGTGCTGAATCAGATGAATTAAAGGCATTGGCAAATGCACTATGGACAGATGCAGTTAAGAAAGCATATGAGGACAGCAAACCTAAACCAGAAGAATCTGGAGAATAAAATGTGTAAATGCTGTGACTGCAAAAATTGTAATTGTTAACTAAACAAGGAGTCAATAATGGCTAAAAAAGAAAAAGAAAAGCCAGTTATTAATCTTGATGGTAAAAAGTATATCATTGAGGACTTAACTGATGAACAGAAAATGATGGTAAATCATATAAACGACATACAAAACAAACAAGCATCTAATGGTTTTATTGCAGACCAACTTAGAGTAGGTCACGATGCATTTGTTAGAATGTTAAAAGAATCATTAGAATCTGAAGAACAGGTTAAAGAAGACTAATGCTTATAAGGAAAAGTTCACAGGGTCATTATTTGCGCCTTTACAGGAATACAACTCCCGGCGCTGTCAGAACGAAAAAATATTCAGATGGTACGACGGAGACCCTGTCTTATCCTTCCAGATATAAATACTTTTTAGTATTAGATGGTGAGATAATTAAACGCAGTGATAGTTGGGCAACTATCGAACAATCATATGTAGATGAATGTGATTCTAGACATGGTGGTGGAACTGGTAGGATGATTATAGGTAAACATAAATTAGAAAATTGTGTAATTAAAACATTATGAATAAAACAATAAAAAAGTTAAAGAATGGAGGATTTGAAGTTGTTGATACGAGTTATGACCTTCCTGTTCGTTATAAATCTAACAGGGTGCAGTCAAGGTTGGAGCGTAGGGGGGATTCAGTTAACTCCTCAAGACACGATAAAAAACACAGTGTTCATAGAAATAATAGCACATGATAGTGTCGAACATTGGTATGCAAATAAAATATACAATGGTGAAAATTGGTGTCACTTGCATGATGAATGGGAATACGTTGAGGTGAAATGAGTGGAAAACCTAATACGGCCAGAAGTTATAGGACTACCATTCTTGATGATAATGCCATTGTTAGTATTAATCTCAAGTGGTTGGCTCAAGGACTTGTACTGGTGGCAGGGTTGGTATATGGCTACTTACAGATTGAAGGTAGGATTAAGGCATTGGAAAACAAAGTGGCAACAGCGGATGACCAAATTGAAAATTTACTTAGTAAACATATTGTTGAAGAAAAAGCAGAAAGAGAAGAATTAGCACAGAAAGTAGCATTTTACGAAAAAGAATTAAATCTCAATCCATTTAGTTGGGGTAGGAAAAAACGGAAGTAGTATGGATTTTATGGAAATATATGGCGAAGCGGGAATGATAGGAGTTGTCGGTGCTATGTTTGTATATTTAGTCGTATCTCTTTCTAATAAATCTGCAAAACAACAAGAAACATTAGAAAGTTTAAAAGTAGAAAACAAAGGTCAAAGTGAAACATTAGAAAATATGGAAGGTATGATAGTAAAATTGATAGATAGATGGAACAAGTCTGATGATAAACTTGATAGAAAATTTGATGGTATTACTAAAGAAATAAATGATTTAGATAACCAGATTAGTAGAGTAGAAGGTAGTTTATCAAGAATAAATGGGAAGCACTAATGCATAAGTTAATGGACATATACAATGCTCAATATGAAGAAGAGGAAAAACCTCTACTTGTTGAAATGCCTCAGATAACCTCTTTATTAAAGCATCTTGATTTATTATATTCAATTGTATTAAAAAAGCAAATGGAAAATGAAATGCAACAAGATACAATACAATACTACAATTCTGGACAAGGTTCTAAATCACAAGCAGATAGTGTAAACTAAATGAAAAAGAAACAATATAATCCAAAATCATTAGAATCAAATTATGAAGAGCTTTATAAAGCTGGAAAACAAATGAAAGCATTGACTCCTAAAATGAGAAAACAATATGCATCTTTTAAAAAAGAACAAAAATCTAGAGAATTAGAAAGAAAAAAAGAAAGCAAAAGAAGTAAGTCTGAATCGTTAATAAATTGCATGAAAAAAGCAAAAACAAATAAAGACAGAAAGCGTTGTAAAACTGCATTTGCTTTAAAAATGAAAAAATATGGATAGTTTAAAAGTAACTGGATTAAGCACAAGTTTAGGAGTTGTTTATTGGACCGATTTATTGTCTGGTGTACTTATGTGTATAATGTTTGCAATACAGATTTACTATTTATACTTAAAAACAAAAAAGATAAAGGAGAGTTAGTATGTTAGCTAAACTAATAGCAGATGACTTATTGTCAGATGAAAATGGCGCAGAGGTAATTGCTGAAATAAACAAAGCAGTAGACATACCTATCATTTCAGAAGCAACAGAGCAAAAGATACTTGAGGCACTTTGGAAAGTAATTAAAAGTGTATTACTAAAGAAAATTGGTATATAATGCCAGCAGCTAAGAAACAAGCAAAGAAACAACCTTCCGTAACTGAAAAACATATTGAGTTCATTTATGGAGAGTTAGAAGAACTAAGAGATAAACTTGAAAAAGTTTTAGTAAGAATGGGATTATAATATGGCTATAAAGAAAATGTTATCATCAGCTAAATGTAGACTTCAAGGAAAGTCTTACGACCCAAAAGCAGATAAATGCATTGATAAAGTAAAAAAGAAAAAACAATCTAAAGAGGCTTCTATGTCTCCAGAAGAGTTTACTAAATATAGATTAAACAGGATGAAGAAGGGAACTCTTTCTACTAAACCAAAGGGAATGTAATGTCTAGTCCTAAATCAAAAATGAAATGTGGGCAGGTTAAAAGAAGTACAAGGCAAGGTAAAAAAATAATGAAATTGTACTGCATAGATGGTAAAAAAAAGTTAGTCCACGCTGGTCATACTTCTTATGGTCATAATTATTCTGAAAGTGCTAGAAAGAATTTTAAAGCTAGGCATAATTGTGCAGAGGCAAAGCCAGGAACAGCTAAGCATTTAGCTTGTACTGAGTTATGGAAGAAAGGTGGTCGTAAAAAAAATAACACAAGAAAAAGAGGTTATTATGGCTAAAAAAGATGCGTGTTATTACAAAGTAAAAGCAAGATACAAAGTATGGCCTTCAGCTTACGCTTCTGGAGCATTAGTTAAGTGTCGTAAAGTAGGAGCTGCTAATTGGGGCAACTCAAGTAAAAAGAAAAAGAAGTAATGGCAAAAGATGGTTTACGAAAATGGTTTTCAAGGAATCAAGGAAAAGGTTGGGTTGATTGCAAAACAGGAAAGCCCTGTGGGAGACGTAAAGGTGAGAAGAGAAAAGGATACCCAGCTTGTAGACCAACAATGGCACAATGCACTTCAGCTATGAAAAAGAAAACAAGTAGCAAAAGGATAAGTTGGAAGTAATGGCAGACGTATTTGGATTATCAGATGTAGCAGCTCCAGACACAGGAAGGGGTGGTGCAACAAAATTAAAAACTGGTGGTATGAGAAGGAGTTACAATATGAAAATGAAAAAATGTCCAACAGGAAAGATTTACGACACTAGGTTAAAAAAGTGCGTAACTAAAAAGGCAGACCTTAACAAAGATAAAAAAGTATCTAGTTATGAAAGTAAAAGGTCAGCAGCAATTAACAAATCAATGAAAGGAGGCATGTAATGCCAAGTCCAATGAAATGCAAAACAATGGTAGGGCCAGGAAAAAAGTACAAGACAATGGATGAATGTCTTAGCTATGGTGGCAAAAAGATGGGTAAGATGAAGAAGAAAGCTAAGATGAAACCTGCTAGAGGAATGGGTGGATATTAATTCACCTTTTTCTATCAATGGGTAAAAAAATAAACATAGACCTATTTTCTAACGATGTGGGTTTTGGGGATACTGTTAGTAGGGCAATCAAAACTGTTAGTCGAGGTTATATAAAGGAGTGTGGAGGATGCAAGAAAAGGAAAGAAATTCTCAACCGATTGATTCCTTACAGAGGGATTCCGAATCGGAAATAGCAATAAGAAATGGAGGAGCCATTGCAGGTTCTGAAGGTGGTCTTAGACTTGATGTATTTGACCATGATGCAAACTCTGAAATAGACTTTACTGAAGATACTTGTTCTATATGTGAATTACCAGAGCATGCTCAAAACCTCATCATAGAAGACATAGAATACGACCAATCTAATGCCTAAACAAACTCTTAATATAGAAGGGTTTCATGGTGGATTGAATACTAACGCAGACCCTAGAGACATAGGTGATAATCAATCTCCAGATTTATTAGATGTAGCTATTGATTCTTTAGGTAAGTTAAAAGTTTTAGGAACTTCATCTACTACTACTACAAGTAATACATTACAAATACTTCCTAATCGTGGATTATTTATATTAGATGCAGATAGAAAAGTAAGTGATAATGCTGAATCTAATGAATCTTTAATTATTGCATATGATAATGGTGGAAATAGTTTTGATATAAATGATTCTGGAGGATGGTCAACTAATGAAATAACATTAAATACTAATCACCCTGTCTTTTATTCCGCTGATGGAATACTTAGAGTTGGCGATGGTGGATTAACTCAAAACGATGGCAGATGGTATGGATATATATCTGATAGAAAATTTAATGGATTACTTGCTGATTCTGGAAATATTAATGATTGGATTGATTCTACTCAAAATATAAAATCTCCAACAAATGGTAAATGTCTAATATCTGACCCCCAAGTAGGTTCTGATGGAGATACTATTAATTCAAGTAATTCTGAGTACGATGGAAACATTGCAGACGGAAGTGGAGATAGGGAAGTAGTCGAAGCTTCTTCTGTTAATTTAAGAGTTGGATTTCAACATAATGAAGTTTTTCAAAATACTCAAACTGATTGGGAAAGAGGGTCTGATAGCCCATTTCAAGGAACACTTAGTGAACCAGCCGAAAGTGTAATATATCCAGTATTAGGTAATAATGTATTATTAATGCAAGGAAGTGCAACTAGCACATTTCATAGATTGAAATTAGATAATACTGATTCTGGTACTGAATTAGAATTTCAAATTACAGATGATAGTTCTTTAGCTTTTGGTGTTAATATATCAACTGTTGAATTAAATAAACTTTCATACATATTACTTTCTATTTATTCTAGCACAATAGGTACTGGGAGTGATATACAATGGCGTTTTAACAAAGATGACTTAATTGAATTTTCAACAAATATTCTAGTTTGTTCAAAAACTAATGTACACCTTATAGCTAACAATGCTGATTTTAATGAAACATATGATAAAATTACAATATTTGCTTATCAAGAAGATGGTAACTCATCAAACGATGCTCCAGATATTTATTATCATATGCCAATAAAAGTAAAAAATCCACAATTGCAAGGATTTCAGCCAGGTTTATATAATTTTCATTATACTTATTTATACGATGAATCAAAACAAGAATCACTACCTTTTAAATTTGCAAGTATTCAAGGTACTAGTTCTTTTTATGATTTTAATAAATTGAATATAGTTGGAGCTCCTATATTATTTAATTTTGATGCATATGTTGTTCCTTACAATCTCACATCATGTACAACAAATGTTTCTAATAATCGAATAGATAGTGTAGGTCATGGTCTTTTGGCTGGAACTGCTATTACGTTTTCTGATATATCAAATGCAGTATGGACAAATAAAAATACTGATATATTTTTTGTTTCTAGTGAAAATTTAGAAACTGATACTTTTAGAATTTCTACCACATATGCTAATGCAATAGCTGGAACAAGTATAAGTTTCACTGGAACAAATGATAGTTCTGGGCCTCATTATCATATTTATGATATTGATAAAAGAATTGTTGGGTCTAGATTGTATTATAAAGTAGATGGAGATGACAATTATTTTTTAATAGGAGAATTAGATTTCATAGAAAATGGATTTAAGTTTTTTCCAGATTCTGATGCGTTAAGTTATGAAATGGTAAATAGTAGTCATCCTTCTGCGCAATTAGCAAAATCATCATTGGTAAAAAAAATAAGTCCAGACTCTGCAAATACAATAGATACATTTAAAACAATTAATGGTTTTAGCACTGAGGTAAAAAGTTTAGATGCTAAATATAAAACAGCAGTTGTTCATGGTAGAAGAGTATATATAGGTAATGTAAAAAAAGATGGAGTAATACATTCAGATAGGATGATAAAAAGTAGAGTTAATAGATTTGATACTTTTCCTTCTGGTATGGGAGTGGTTGATGTAGCAATAAGAGATGGTGAGAGTATTGTTAAATTAGAGGCGTTTGCAGATAGAATATTACAATTCAAACAAAAAAGTCTTTATGTAATAAATGTTTCTGAGAATGTAGACTTTTTAGAAGATGTATATAGAAATAAAGGTTGCGTATTTGATTATCATGTAACAAAAACAGATTATGGAATAGCATGGTTTAATATATTCGGTGTGTATTTCTTTGATGGTAAGAATGTTTCAAACTTTTTAGAAAAAGATGGAATAAGATTGATTGATGATACAACTTGGAAAGCATTTATAACAGATGGAGAAGATGGAAGCCCAGATGATACAGATATGTCAGAAGCTCATATAGGATATGTTCCTAAAAAAAGACATTTGTTAATAAAAAACCGTAATAAAGATATTTTTATATATGATTTTGTTTTAAGAGCTTGGACAAAAGGAAGTGGTAGAATAATAATACAGAGAGTTTCTAATAATTCAGATAATACAAATATGACTAATTTTGCATTAGATGGAGATGAAGATTTAATATACATTACAAACGATGCTTCATCAATAGCAACTTGGAATCCAGACCCTGCAGATTCAGCAAACTTTGTTTATGAAACAAAAGATATTGATTTTGGGCAACCTTCTGTAAGGAAAAAAATACATAAAGTATATTTATCATATAAAGGAGATGCAAGAAAAGTTGAAGTAAAGTATGGTGTAAATGGATTATCTCCATCAAATAATTTTTGTTTAATTTCTTCAGATGGTTCTACTACAGCAACAGGCGCAACTGCAAAATGTTTAAATTTTTCTGGAGCTAGTAATAGTAGTCCCGGCACAGATGATTGGTTAAAAGCAGAACTAAAGCCTGGAGCATCCATTGATACATTTAATAATATAAATAGTTTTAGATTAAAAGTAAGTGCAGATGGTTCAAATGGTATTGCTGCTGATTTTGAAATAAATGATATAACAATTGTATATAGATTAAAGAACGTAAAGTAATGGCACTTAATAGAGAAGAAAGAAAATTAATACATCAGAAGTCTAAACAACCTACTTTTGGTAATGGTAAACCAGATACAGGTTCTGGTAATGAAGGTGATATAGCATTTAGAAAAGTACATGGTTCTGGAACTGTTCAGTATTTAAAACAAGATGGAGATTGGATACCATTATCATCATCTGGGCAACTTAGAAGTCCAGTAACTCAATCTACATTAACAGACCATAGTTCTTTGATAGGATTAGGTTCTGATGACCATGAACAATATTTACTTATAAGTGGTTCAAGAGCAATGAGTGGCAATCTTAGTTTAGGTGGTAACGATATAGGTTCTGTAGGTGCTTTAGACGTAGATGGACATACAACTCTTGACCAAGTAACAGTAAACACTACTGATGGTGCATTTGCTGTAAGTGGAGCTAATCCTATAAGCTTAACTACCACTGGAAGCAATGATATTAATTTAACAAGTGGAAATACATTAGATGTTAGTGCTGGTGTTGATTATGAATTAGATGTAGTTAGAACTTGCGATTGGAATACAACAATAACAGATTGGGATAATTCTGATACATTTGATTTAACTTCCGTCGGAAATGTTAAAATTGAAACATCTGGAGCTAACACAGAAAAAACTATTTCAATTTTTAATACAAATAATCCATCAGCAAGTTTTGATGGAGTACATATAAAGGCTGATTCTCAAGATGCACTTAACTGTCAGAATAGAATATTAATTGAAGCTACTAGCAGGGCTTCTAAGGGTGGTAATGATGGTGTAAAAATATCAAGTGAAGATGGTATCGTAATTGGTGCAATAGATGCTCATAATAATGATAAATCAAACATTGTTATGAGGGCAACTGCAAATATAGATATGGGGGGAGGAGCAAGTTCTATTTCAATAATAGTAAATCAACCTTACAGGGTTATTCTTCATTCACCTATTGAAGTTTTAAGTCTTTATAAATCTGACCCAAATGTTGCAATATTAACAGACAATGGTCAAATTGCAGGTGATAGCACTACGGCAAATGGTAATCATACAAAGTTTCAAGCAATAGATACAACGCATTTAGTAAGGGCACAAACGTATAAAGCAAGTGCTTCTGTAGCTAGACTTAATTCTCATCCTATCGTATCAGCCGCTGATGATGATAATATTGCTGGAACTTGTTGGTTGGTAACTGTTACATGGAAACACGATAGTGATGATGTAAATTCTCAACTTTGGATGTGTACTGCCGTTGGCACTGCTGATGATGAATTGCTTGCAGTTTTAATAAAGGAAAATTTAGAAAGCACACATGGAACTGCATCAGCTACTTTAACTTGGACATCAAGTAGTGGAATAGTGTGGACAAACAGTCATAGTGCAGCTACTGGCTCAACTGCCACTATGAAAGCATCTGCACTAAGGATGCAAAGCGGTAATGACTTTTAGCATTGGATAAAATAAATATGTTAATTAAATTAAATAGTAAAAGTATATAATCATATGGCTACATCTGCACAAATAAAATCAGCAATAAGAAGTAGAGGAGCATCTCAAAGAGACATTACTAAACAACTTGCTGGAGTTACTGAGCAATTACAAAGAGCTGAAGAATCAGCTAATTTATTTAGACTTAGAGAAGCAGAAATAGCAAAAACAACTGGAACGTTATCATCTGCTTTAGAGTTAGGTTCTACTTATTTAGAAGGAGTAGCTTTAAAACAAGAATTAGAAGATAGTAGGATGGATTTTGAACAATCTTTACCAGAGGGGGTTAGAGAAGCTGGTGGAGTTAAAATGGTTAGAGGTCCTAAGTCTTCATTAATGGATGTATTTACAGGAACAGCTTCTTTGAGTGATTATTTATATGGACAAGAAACTTATATGCTTGGTGAAAGAAAATTAGGAACAAAGTATGATGTAGCTGCTTTAGGTAAACAAGCAAAAGCCATGCAACAAGGAGATTTGTTAGACCAATTTTTTGGAGGAGAACCATTACCTAAATCTAAAGTATCTAGGGAACTAGGTATGCAACAACCTTCGATTGATATTAAAAATTTATATGGAGGTCTTAAACAAGAACCTTCTATGTTAGATAATGTTAAAGAAAAATTACAAAAAGGAACTTTAGTTAAAAGCGATGGAAATGTAATTCCAGAAACAATTGTTAAAAAAACAATGTCAGCTGAGGATTATTTAAAAACAGACCCACCTAATGCTATAAAAGAAATGATTGAATCTAGTTATCCTCGTGATGAAGAAGTTCCTCTAGGAATATCTAGAGATGTAACAGATTATCAAAATGAAAAGTTAGTTGATTTCCTTCCAGAATTTTTACAACCTACTGAAAAAGATATGTTAGAACCTATTGCTAAAGATAATTATATAGATAAAGATGGATTTATAGTTACTAAAGGAACTTTTTTAGGAAGACCATCTACAAGTAGAAGGCAACCTCCTCGTAAAAAGAAAGACACATCTTATAGACCAGAAGGAAGATTTGGTAATCCACAAAAAGCATTAAGCGAAGTAGATAAAGATTTAAAAGAAATTAAAAAACTACAATCGTTAAAAGGTGTTATTAATCCAACTGTTAAAAAGCAAAATTTAGAACTTGCAAAGAAAATGAAAAAAGAATTACAAGAAAAAATAAAATCTATATACGATTCTTCAACTGGTAAATTTATAGATGATGAATATGAAAAAGCATTTGCAGGTCAATTAAAAGATATGGATGATATGGTTGAATCTGGAGTAGACTTAGGTAGATTTGAATTGCCATTTTTAACAAAAAGAAGAAAAGTAGATATAAGTTCAATACAATCTTTTATAGATAGTATTTCTAATAAAAATAATTTAGCAAGTAGGTAATTATGACACCATTAATAGCAGGATTAGGATTAGCTTTATCGGCAGGTTCAGAATATGGACAAACAAGAAGAGCAAGAGAGCAAGGTAGAATACAATCTGGATTTATGCAAGATGCTCTAAAAGATTTAGGTTTAGCAGAAAAATCTTTAAGAGACTCTATTGGTTCTAGTTTACAATTACCTACTTTAGAATCTAGAAGAGCATTAGATATGGTTTCTGAATCTGGTCAAATGGCTATGGAACAATTATCAGATAGACAAGATGCTGTAAGCCAAGCAACTGGATTTGCTAATATTGGAATGGATGAAGATTCTGTAAAAAATATAAGAAAACAATTTGAAAGAAAAATGGAAGATATAGATATTGGACTTAGTAAAAATCTAAGTAATGTTTTATCTCAATTTGAACAACAAAAATTTGAAATGCAATCTCAAAGAAGACAATTAGAAATGCAAAAAAGAATGGCTGACCAACAAGCAAACACTAAATACTTTGGTATATTTGGATAATTATGTCTGAAGCTTTACAATCTTTAAACTCAATATTAAAATATAAACAAGAAAGAGAACGTCAAAAGATTGATAGGTCTTTAGCTATAATGGATATGGCAACTAGACTTAGGCAACAACAGATTGATAATGCTAGGCAAGAAAGAATGATGCAACTTAGAGAAGCTGATGCAAAAAGAGATGCGAAAGAATCAGCTGCTAGATTGACTAATTTAAACTTACAACAAGAAAAATTAAAAAGAGCTGAGTCTGATGTTAATATTGAACAAGAAAATAGATTAAGAGAAGCTCAAATTAAAAAAGCTGAATTAGGCGCTGAAAAAGATGAATTTGAATTAACAAATTTATATATTGATAGTACAAAAGCATCACTTGATAATGTTTTAAGAGAACGTAAGAAGAACCTTTGGGAAGATACTACATCTTTTCTTAGGGGATTAGAAGACGCAGTTGAAGGTTCAACTATGGCATCTCAAGATTTTGAAGAAAGTGAAACAAATACTGTTGCAAAAAATTATTCAAAATATACAAAAACTAATGCAGAGAAAAATCTTTTAAAATATATTGTAAAAAATCATAGAGTTTTAATACCTACAATGGCAGCTGTAAATACTGTTGGTTTTAAAACATCAGAAGATAGTGTTATAAATAACCTCGCTGGTCTTTATCAAGATATTCAAAAAAATACTAAGTTACAAGAATTATTTGAAGAAGCTGGAGTATCTACAGATGTTTTAAGTGGTAAAATGATTGAGTTGTCTAATATAATACAACAAGAAAAAACTTATGATAGATTTATACAATCTGGTGAATTAGAAAACCAAGCAAAAAAATTAGTTAAGAGTAGAGGATTAGACGCTGATTCTCAATTAGTTATGCTTGGATTACAAATATTAGGAATTGGTCAAATGTCAAATGAAGATATAGATGCTTTGAACGAAGAAAGAATAAGGCTTGGCGAAGACATTATACCATACGAAGAATTTAGATAAATATGGCTACTCAAAGAGCAATAAATGCTTTATTAGAATATAGAAAAAGAAGACAACAGGATTCTGAAAATCCAATACAACTAGCTAGTTCTTACAATTTAGATGAACCAAATGCATTAGTAGATAGTTTATCTAAAGGAATACAAACACCTACCCCATCTCAAACACAACAACAACAAAAAGAATCTAATGTAAGTTTATTGCAGTCTGTTGGAGCTGGATTATATGAACTTGGTGAATCTGCTTCATTTGGATTACTAGGATTAGCCGAGATAGGAGTTGAAAGAGCTTTAGGTGAAGAAATAGAATTTCAAGAGTATTTTAGAGAAGCACAAGAACAAAGTTCTTTAGCTAAGGTATTAGGCGGAGTTGGTACTGGAGCTGGTTATTTAGTTGGTCTTCCGATGAAGGGAACAGCAAGAGTATTGCAGAAACCTGCGACTGCGCTTGTTTCTAAGTTAGTTGGAAAGAAAACTGTAGGCAAGGCATCTAAAGAGTTTAGTGAAGAAGCCTTACGTTCTGGTATAGAAAAAGGTGTAGTAAATAAATATACCAATGTTTTAAAAGGAAAAACTTATTGGGCATCTACAAAAGGAAAAAATGCTAATAAAGTTTTTAGAGAACAATTCAATACTGAAATAAATAAAAGAACTGCAAGAGCTCAAGCAACAAGACAACTTACAGATGAGCAAGTTTCTGTAATTCAAAACATGAAAGATAGAATTATTAATGAAGGAATACCTCTTCAAAATCTTTCTCAATATGCTAGAATAACTTATGGTAATAGTAAAATGGGTAGGTTTGCTACAGAAGCTTTGCATGATGCATTTGTATTTAGTGTTGCTGATGGAATAATGGATTTATCTTTTCAAGGTCAACAATTATTAAAAGACCCTAACGCTAGATATGATTTAGGGCAGACTGGATATTCAGTCGCTACTGGTTTGCTAGCAGGTACAGCAATAAATGCAGCTACTTCTCCGTTTGGACCTTTAGGTAAAATGTTTAAATCTAACATAGATTTTAGAAAAGGTATAAGAGCATATTTAGGAACAAATACATATAAAGGTTTGTCATTAGATGAATTGTCTGGCGAAATGGCTAATATAGCTCATTTAAATAGGTCAAATAAATTAACTACCCATTATGATTTTAAAGTAGATGGAGTTGATAAAAGTATTGATTTATTAAAAACATTTGATACTGGAAGACTTAGAAATGCACAAAGAATATCTTCAAGTTTAAGAGATTCATTTGGAGACAATGCCGAACAAAAAGCACAACAATGGTTGATGTCCCAAAAAAGATACTATGGTAAACAGATAATAGCAGAAGCAACAAGAGAAGGATTGCAAAACTATAGATTGTTATTTCCAAGAATGGCAGTTGCTGGATTAGCTATGTCTGGAGTGCAAGGAATACAAACCCATATATCTGGACAAGAATTAAGAGGTGAAGATTTTATTTCTACTATGTTGATTGGTGCATGGACTCAACGTAGGGGTAACTTTGCAAAAAGCGCAGATTTAGGTGAGAATATAAACAAACTAAGATTAACACTAGAACATTTAGGGATTGACAATTCTCAAACATTCTTTGCATCTACATTTTCTAAACCAAACAATATTCATGGTGTGGGATTATCTAGAGAAAATGAACAACTTAAAAATTATTTGATAGAGCAAAGAATAGTTAGCGATGATGACCCAACTGTTACAAAAGAAACTATTCCAGATGGTGAAAAAACATTTCTTGATTTAGAATCTGGAACTCCTTTTGACCCGCATGATGGTAAGATAAATAAAATTTATCAGATAATGGAAGAAGATTTTGAGCATGTTAGACCTATTACAAGAATAACAGAAACTCAATCAAATAGAATAAATGAAATATTATCTCAACAAGGATTTAAAACATCGGAAGATATAGATAAAGCATTTACACAAAGAGTAGAACAAGCAACTGCTGGTATGAAAAATAGCATTGTTAATGTTATGAATAGTATAAAAAATGCACAGTTAGAAGGAGTAACAATGACCACAAATGGTGATAAGATTGTTGTTCCAAATGTATTAGATATATCTTCTGATTTGAGAAAAAAGGCAAGAGATGGAGATTTTGAATCTTGGTTAGGTAAAACTGGAGTTGAGGCAGAAGAAGCAATATCCGATGTAAATAGAAGTTATCATGTTATACGAGATGTTTTAATGGGTTTAGAAAAAGTTGAATTAGATAGAAGTTTAGAAAGTAGAATAAAAACAGAAGATTCATTAAAAGATTTTTACAATATAATAAATGACGCTGAGACTTCTATTAACCAAGCTGCTAATGTTAAAGATGGTAGGAAAAAATTTAGTTTTAGAGATACCGATTCTTACTTAATTCCATTGATACAAAATGATGCTAAGATATTTACTCAAGAGTTATCAAACACATTATCTAGAGATACAATGCCAGAGAATTTGCAATCTTATTTAAAGAATGCTGGATTACTAGTAGACACAGATGATGGTTTAAAACTCATAGACGACATATCTAATATAGATACAGATTATAAAGACAAAGCAAAAGATTTAGGTAGATTACATGGAATACTAATGGCATTAGGCGATTATAAAATAACAGATAGCAAGCCTAGTAAGAAAGTTACAGAGACTGATATTAATTCTTTAAAGTTTATATTAAATGATAATAATGTAAATATAGACAAATTCAATAGTTCATCTCAAAAGTTTTTATATCAAATGACATTATCTGACATTAACAGAAGAAGAATGGAAAACAAAGTGACTAATGTAGAAGATATACAATTTTTAATATCTCAATCAAGAAGTGCAATGTTTAGCGATAACAAACTTTTATCAGATGAAGGTGTTAGTGGATTTAGACTATATGAATTAAATATACCCTCAGACCCCGATTTAGAAATCCAATACAATAAAGATATACTAGTAAGATTAAATGAAGAAACAGAAGGTTTTGTAAAAATAGTCGAAGCAAAAAGAAGAACATTAAATAGGAATCAAGCTGAACAATTAAAAATGAGAATGATTGATATATATACTGCAGATTCAAAAGATAAAAATGTAGTATTGAGTGAATTATTTGAAGTTATGAGTAATACACCGCTAGAAAGTGTTAAAACAAGAATGTTAGAATATATGCAGACTCTTGGAGATAGAGCTAGAAATGATTTAATGGCAATGTTAAGAACTCAAGGTATAGTAAAAAGAAATGTAGAAAATAACTTAGAAATTGATAAGAGATTTACAATAGAAAAAATATTAGATGAAACTGAGGGAAGAGAAGCAATCACAACTCTTACTGAAGCTTTAGAACCTATTAATAATAAATTAATTCAAACTGGATATACAGATGAGTTTTTACAAAGAGAAATAGAAAGCAGACAAAGAATTGATAGAAGGTATGTTAAAGAAGCTTTTGATGAAAACAAAAATCCTTCAATTAGCATAGATGAATTTTATAGAAAGTATAATTTTAAAATAGAAGAAACAGACGGAACTATTATATATGAAGATTATTCTGGTCAAACTGCTAGTGAAAAGATAGATAGATTTAAAAGTGAAGAATATATGTTGGATAAATTTGGTAATTTAAATCAACAGTCTATAAATAACTTGCAAAGAGATATAGTTTTAGATGGTGTAGAGTTTAAGGATTTAGGTGAAAAGAAAAAGAGTGGTGTTGTAGAAGATATTACTCAAATAGTTTTTAGTTTAAAAGACAGAATAGATATTCCTACTATGTCTATAAGAAATTTAACAATTAAATATGACCCCACAGAAGAAAGAGAATTTTTTCAAAAAAATCCAGTTTTTGATAAGTTAGACAAACTTAAAATTAATTATGCTATTTTTGATAATAATGTAGTTTATACAGATTTTAAAGATTATATACAAGAAAGAACTTATAATATATTAAGTACAGAAGAATTAAGTCCTTTAGAGATAAAAAACATAAAAAAGATTAGAAGTAGAATATCTAATCAATTGCAAAAGGTTAATATTGAAGTTTCTAATGTTGATACAAAACTAAATGATAAGGGATTATCTGGGTCTGAAACTGGTATAATAAAATTAGATATTTATGATGGGATGGATAGTATTGTAATTAATCGTTCAGATATGCAGAACATTGTAAATGACTTTACAAGATTTTATGATGAATATAAAGATAGGATTACAGATAAAGGAGCAATACAATTATTAAAAGATACATTCGATAATACTAAGAATGAACATTCATACGATGAAGAAAGTGTTGAAACTGCTACAAAATATTTGATACTTGAAACTGCACTAAAAAGTGAAAGTGACGTTGAGTTATTAAAAGTTCTTAATTCAAAAGACCCAGTTCAAGTAGACAACTATATTAAAAGAATTAAATTAGTAACTACTAAAAATTTTATAAGACCAAATGAAAACTATATACAATCTATTATTGAATCTAGAAAAGTTTTTCGTGGAGACCCTGTTTCTAAACTATTAAAAGATAGACTTAATGAAAAAGGAAAGAATGGCAAACATAGAGTTGTTATATGGGATGATAGCACAGAGAATATGGCAAAGATTGTTGACGATGTTGTTAATGAGTTTAAAGATGAAATACCAGAATTAGAAGGATATGATAGAAAAAACATTGTAGGGAATGCTCATGAAAAGGTATCTGCTTTTGATAGTATAGGATTTTTATCTAAAGAAGCTATGTCTGAATATCATACAATGATGGGGCATAGTCCAGATTCTAAGAATCCAATTAAACCAATTATATCATCTCAAGGAGAGGGTAAAACATTATTATATGGAAAGACATTATTTGTTTATAGTCCAGCATTAGATGGTTTCTTTGATAAAAACCCTGTAGATATATTATTAAGCGATTCTGGTGCAAAAATATACGACCCTAAGATAGTAAATGGACAAGAACAAGATAGCATACTCAAGGGATTAGAATGGAATGATTTAAAAGATTATAGAATTACAGATAGAAATACATTTATAAGGGAAATAGATTTAGATGGGATAGGGTTCAGACCAGAAAAAGATGCTGACCTTTTGTCTGCAAGTGAATCAGATGCCGACTATAATTATATGAATAGAAAAGAACATGCCGATGCATTTAAAGGATTAATAAAAGAACTAACTGATAATTTAAATGAAATGGAAAGCATAATGGCAGACCCTTATAAGATGAATTATTTTATGAGGGAACAATTAGAACTAAACAATATACCAGATTCTCCAGAACAGGGAGCGTTATCTAATCTTAGTAATATGATGTATTATCTACAATTAAGTGACGCAGCTAATCCATATGATTATAGTTCAAGCCAAGTTCAAAAATATTTAGCTCAACAATATATAGATACATTATTTAGTACAAGAAGGTCTATAACAAACAGAGTATATTCTGAAAAAGATAAATCACAAGCATTGCCATCAAATAGATATGGAGGACAAGCTTTCTTAGTTCAATCCGCTAAATCATTTTTAGGTAAAGGATTAAAGACTAGATTGTTTCCTACGTTGTTTGATTCCAATAATAAAATGATACTAAGGGGTCAAATAGCATTGCCTTTTGAAGAAAGAAACACAAGCATTTCTGAATTACCAAGTGATAAAAATATACGAATTGTACAAAATGAAAGAGTGTTATCTTTGGAAGATTTTAAAAGCGAAATAAAAAATACAGTTGAAGACATTCAAGAAATAGCTAATCTAACTACACTAAGAGATGCTGATAATAATACAATTGAAAGTATTGACGATATATTAAATAATGCAACTATTGGTAGTGTGCATGATTTTTTAGAATCATATTCTAAACTTGTAAATATAAGATATGAACTAGGCATAGTTTCTAGAAGAAATCCAAGAACCAGACCTAATGATATAACTTTACTAGGATTAAAAGGATTTTTAGACAAGGAACAAGGATTGGGAGTAGAGATTAATAGTTATGATATTGCTAATGTGTATGAAGGTGATTATGACGCTGATAAAGTAGATTACTTTTTTGCACATAGTGATTATATGTTTGATTATATTAAAAGAAATCAAGTATTTTATGTTCAAGGAGTAGACCCTAGTGAGTTACAACAAAACCCATCGTTTACATTTCAAATGAATGCTAAAGATTCTAGAAAAGCTACACTAGCAAAAATGGGACAAAGTATTGCATTTAAAAAAGCAATTGGATTAGCACAAAAAACTCCTAGAAAATTGAATTATCTTCAAAACTTAGCAAATAAAAATCATTTAACAAGAAAAATAAAAGCATGGGAAGATATAGTTACAGAAGATGATGAGGGAAACTTAATAGGACCTTCGATTCTTTATAATTCTGATGTTGATGCAAATGGGAAAACAACAGAAGTTGTTACAATTGATACAGAATCTCTTGCTTATTATCAAAGAGCAGCTTTAGAAGTTCAATATATTATTGACGGTTCAAATGCATTAAATAAAAATATAGCAGGTAATATATATGAATGGGCAGATAATTTTTTGTTTCCAAAACAAGAAGATTCAATATCTCCTAAAGATGCTAGTTCTCAAGACTTAAAAGATATATTGAAAAATGGAAGAACTGCTAACGGTCAAAGAGTAAGGATATTTTCTAAATATGAATTAGTTGATGGTAAATACGAAGAAAGTACAAAAGATTTGAATGATGCAGATAAACTGATTATAAAAGAATTTTTAAATCAACAGAATAAACTTCTTAACGCTTTCGGTGATTATAAATATGTTGGTGGTGAAAAAAGAAGAACTAGTTTTTATGATATGAATATGGCTAGTAAAGTATTTAAGAGTTTCCATGAAGATGTATATGACGGATTAAATAGATTTTTAGCATATAAGAAAGCTGATATAAAAAATAAAGAGTATTTAGAAACCCTAATAAAAAAAGAAAATAATAGATTTCAACCTATAGCAGATGCAGTTTCAAATGTTGCCAAAGGTGATGGTGGTAATTATTTAGATAGAATAGCTGTTCAGATAGCTACGAGGGATTTATTAGAAAATAAAAAACAATACAATTTAGATATAGAAACATTTCAAGAAATAGATAATTGGTATAATAGATTAGTATCTAGCCCTTCTGTATTTAAAGATTACAAAAGATTGCAAGACCCTTTTGACCAAGAAGAACCTACAGGAAACACACCACAAGAACAGGATGCTTTTGTTGAAAGGTCTGATGAAATAGCAAAAGGAATAAAAAACGATACTCAAAGATTTAATAGACAAGTAGCTATAATTAAAAATTTAGATAAGAAAAAGAAACAAATAGAAAACACTAACTATTCTTGGAAATGGAAAAAGAAAAAAATATCAAATATAGATTGGGTAATAAATAAACTAACTAATGAACTTAGAGATAAACACCCAGAATCTGTTAAAAGAAAAATACATCCCAGAGATTTAAAGTATAAAAATTATGTAGCAATAGAAGATAGTGATTTAAAAACAAGTATTATTCATGCAAATACAATGAACTCAATGTTAAGAAACTATTATGGAACTCGTTATGATAGTTGGACTGAAACATTGGATGATAATGCAATGACAGACTTGAAGGCAATAAAAGAATTTAACAAACAGACTTATGGTTCTAATACATTACTTGATGAAATATTTCCATATGGCAAAACATCTCTAATAACAAACAATGAAATATTTAAGTTTGTAGAAGAACATAAAGGAGATATGGGTAGTGTTTATGAATTAAGGCAAAACTATTTGATAAGAATGGTTGAGAAGCATAAAGTTAATTTTCTTTATGCATATATGGAACCTATAAGGAATAGAGATGATATAGGTATATTTAATAATAGACCAATTGCAATGCCTTATAAGGAAAGTGCTAGATACAGACATGGATTACAAACTCTTGTTGGACTAGCGAATGGCAAACTAACACTTGGTGACGATACTTTTAAACAAGAAAAATCTAAAAATTGGGGTGAGTGGTTATTAAAAGGAATGATAGAATCAAATGAACATTATAGAAGGTTTTTTGATAAAGATATTTCTATGATGAATTTAACAGATTCTAATATGGAACGATTTGGATTAATGCCTTTTAGTAGAAATGTAGAAAATAGAATGAGACAAGATAATTCTGATTTTGATTGGTTATCTCAGATGTTGCCATCTAATCCACTATCAACTATGAATAAATCAGTAACTCAATTTTATATGAGTTATGTAAACTCGATGCCAGATAAATCAAAAGAAGAGTATAAAGAATTTTTAAACTCAATAAATGACTTAGAAGAATTTTCATCTAGAAAAGATTATTTAAATCCTATGAAATATTTAAAACTTAGATTAGATAATGATGAAACATTTTTAGAAATGATTAAAAAAGATGTATTTACCATGGCTGATGAAAATGGATTGCCTCGTCATGTAAAAGATAATCCTATGTACACTCATTTAAAATATTTAAAGTTTAAACCAAAACAAGTTAAGTCATCTAAAACATTGATTCGTATGTTAAAAACTGTCAATCAAGTAAATGAAAATTTAATGACTGGTGCTAGGCAAAATCCAATGAGAGACTCTGGTTATGAAGCCTTTAGAATGATGGAGGAATATGCAAAATGCAAGTAGATTGCAATAAAACTTATAATAAAAAAGCATTAACATTATTAGATGGTATAAAAAAATGGGCAAATACAGATATGGTTGCTCGTAATATACAATCTCCTTACCAAGCAGCTATGTCAATGTTCGAGTCAAGATTTAATATAGAAATGGAATACGCTATGTTGTTAAGTCCAGAGCAAGGTGGAGCATTCTTAACTAGTGGTAATATTAATTCTTTTATAAGAGACTTAAATAAATATGCTCAAAGAGTTGATAGTGGAAAATTTACACAATTTGAAACTACTGAAGGATTTATGGTTGGAACAGTTTTAGGTAAGCGAGACCCAGTATTGGCAGAAAGTTTAAAAAATCTTAGAAAGGTAGTAGATAGTGATAATAAAAGAAGAAATAATACTAACCAAAAATTTAAAGAAGTAGTAGATGAATTAAGAGCTGCTGGTGGATTGACAGGTGCTTTTAGTACATCAAAACTTAATTCTGCATTAAAAAAACACAGACAACTAGAAATAGATTATATAAAAGCATTAGATAGTGGAACAGAAACAGAACAAAATGAAGCAAAAAAATTATTGCAAGACTTTGAAAGCAAAGGTTCTGTTAAAACTTTTGTTGATTTTATTAAAGTAGTAGAAGATAAGATGCCGAAAGCTATAAATATTAAATACCAAGCAGAAAAAACATTAGCAGAAGATGGAAACAAAGAAGCAATTGAAAGAGTTAAACAATATGATAGTGGTAAGAAACTTGTAAGATTAACTGATTCTGAATCTAGAAAATATTTACAACAGTTAGGGGTTTCAGACGACATAATCAGTCCATTAATAAAATACAATTCTTTAATGGAGGATTCATACAGGGTTTTAAGAGCAGGTATTGAAGAGAAAATAAATGTTACCATTAAGCAAATAGAAAATAGAAAAGGTTTTAAACTTACTATAGATAATTTAAATGCTTTAAAAGAAAACTTACGTTCACGATTAATGCCTAGATATTCAGAAGGATATTTTCCACATTTTACAAAACAACTAAATGCTAAAATGATGGATGGAATGATGAAACACTTTGATGAATTAGATACATCATTAATAGATATGAAACATAATAGTAGGTCTATAGATGAAATTATTAAAAGCATTAATATAGCAATACCAGATTATGGAAAATCAAGACAAAGAGATGGATACAATGAATATAGTATGAATTTTATTGATGTAATAAATACATATATCAATGATGTTAATAAATTTAATACTCAAGTATTTGTTAAAAGTGGAATGATTGATTCTTTAAATGAAGCAAAGTCAATGTACACTAAAGAATCTCAATACGCAGGTAAGATTGTTGATATAATAAATAGTCTTTATGGCTCTGTTAATGGGACAGTAAAAAATACTGGTTCAATGCACGAAATAAAAAAGGCCTTACTCTCATATCAATTTACTAATAAGTTAGGTTTCAGCGTACGTTCTGCAGCTAGAAACGCTACTCAGTATTTAATGAACTTTGCAACATTTGGTTATTCAGCAGTTAGAGAATCAAGAAAGTATTTAAATGAAAAAAGAGCTACAGAAATATTTGGTGGAGACCTAGATGATTTTATGAAAAAAGAAAATCTTTTTATGGATACATCAGAAGCTCTTATAGAATCTGGAGTAAGAAGTAAATCAGCATCTTTTAATAGAATAAGAAGAATGGATGAAAATGGTAAGATAGTTTATGCAGATGAGGAAAGTTTTTTATATAAAGGTTCTAAGATATTTGCTACTAAAATGGGACAGATTGCTAATTTAAGCGCTGGTCTTCATAGGGGTGTTGAGAATGCTAACAGAAAATTAACTGCTGAAATTGCATTTGCTCAGATACAAAAAGTAATGGATGGCAATACTAAGTTTCAACAATATTTAGAAAGTAAAGTAAGAGCTGAAAAAGAAAAAAATCCAGATTCAAAAATTACAATACAAAGTTTAAGAAGAAGTATTACTAAAAATTATGCTAAGAATATGGTTATTCTTAATCACTTTGATTATGAAGGATATGCAAAAGCAAGAAACATGAGAGAAGGCGTAGGTCAATTTTTGTTTCAGTTTCAACATTATGGTATGGAGTTTTTAGAAAGAAATTGGTCTATATGGAAAGAAGCTCAAGGGGATAGAAGAGCATTTATGCAGAATGTTGTAAGAGGTGAGGATAGTTTTTCTAATTGGGCTAAAGATGCTAGAGGTGTACATAAAGCAATGAATGTATCTGTTGCGTATTTCATGGCTCCATTGTTAATAAGTTATGTTTCTGGTTACAATCAAACATTAATTGAACACACAGGTAAAGAATTAATGGATGATTTATGGTTATTGTTTACATCAGACTATGATGACCCAGATGCTATAGAGAAAATAAATAGAAAGTTTTACGGAAAAGGAATAGTAGGTTCTAAACTAGGTCCTACATTTGGAACTATGTTAGATATAGGAATAATGATGGAACTAATAAATGCTGATAGTGAGTATTTAGATAACATATTATTTACTGCTGGTGATTTTGCAAATGATGATACTATGGAAACCTATGGAAGATATGCTAGATTATTGAATCAAATGGGTGGCAGAACATACGATAGATATATTCCTATGACTGCTAAGACTCCTTATGGTCTTGGCGCAGCTGCTATGCAAGAACTTACACTTTATCCTAAGAAAAAAGATGAAAGAACTATATATAGAGATATTATAGAACCTACAACCAAAGAAGCATTTCCTACATATTACTTTGATAGATTGGAAAGAAAAAGTAAATCAAAGAAAAAAAGATACACTGGATTACCAATAGAAATACAAAATTCATTAAAAGAATTAGAACGAAGAGGTAGGTAAAACCTACCCCCTCATTCCCAGTCAGCAAAGGAGATTATGCTGTAATCCTTTCTTCCTTACTAATTTTAAGAAGTGTCTCTAATTTTTCAGTTGCTTTTCTAAATAATTCTAGCATCTGAATTAATTTGTCTATGTTGTTTTGTTCTGCTGTTATTGATATTGATTGTGGCATATTCTTACAAGTTTTAATCCACATATCTATACTATCTTTGTTTTCCATTTTACTCTCCTTTTTCTTGATGTCTTCCGTACATCGTTATTAAAATACTATCAGCACTCCATAGAGTTGCTTTTTCTGGTTGGATGAATATAGAAGCAATATCTTTTAATGCATTTTTTCTATCTTTCTTTTCTTTAGGAAGTTTAAAATTATTTTGTTCTTCCCAAAATTTCATCCATTTTTGTGGTGATACTTCTACTATTTTAGTTATTCCTTTTATTGAATTGAGTATTCCCAACCATGCTCCATAGTTTACTCCGAACTTAAATAAAGAACTTCTACCATCATGTGGCATAGCATGTACCTTTTCTATATATGCTATTGCTTCTTTACTTCTATATGCATTCAAAGCTGTAGAAACAGTCAATCTTCTACCAGATATTCTTTCATGGCATTTATAGTAATGAATTTTTTTTTCTTCAGTATTAGTAAAACTTATAGCTCCACTAGCACCGGGGTCTATTCCTATTATTGTTTTCATTTATTATTTCTCCAATTTTTAGAAACTTCTTCCATATTTTTTTCTGCTAATGGTGAGCGTAATGCTCTTTTAAATGGACTAGGTTCTTTATCCTCATTTTCATTCCAAGTTTCTATTATATCATTATGTAATATATTAGGTGTCCACGGTTCTGATTCAAATTTGCTATTAGCAATTTCTTTTATTATTTTAGATGATTCGTATGGATTTGCTCCTACCCAATATGATACCATTTCTAACGTAACTTTTATTTTTTTCATTGTGCATCCTTTCTATAAGAATAGTTATGCGCACTTTTTACATACTTTTTCTTATATGGTTTATATGTTCTTGTAGGGGGTTTATATTTTTTACCTACAATTTCTCCATTAAATACATTTATAAGTTTAGTTGTTAACTCGTCTCCAGATTGATTGCTTATAGATGCATTGTTCTCGTACTTTGAGCATCCTTTATTTAGTATATCTTCTGGTATTTTTTTCTGGGTGCTACCACCAATAAGTTTGAACCAATAACAGTTCTCATCATATTCGTAGTAACACCCATAACAACTCTTATGTAATTGTATCTTTTTCTGCCTCTTTGTAATCGTTGTAGAATTTACATTTATTACCATTGAATCCCATAGGATAAGTACCAATCTCACCATACCTACTCTTAGCTACGATAACTTCTGTCTTATACTTGTTGTATCGTTCGCTGTCAAAGTTGTATCCATAGAATACAAACATTGCTGATTCAGCAGTTTGTTCAATAACACCAGACTCAGCATAATCACTCATTCTAGGTCTAGGGTCAAATCTTTTTTCAATATCACGATTAAGTTGTGAGACAAGTATTGCAGAACAATTGTTTTGTTTTACTGCCCATTTGTAATCTTGCAATATCTTTTCAATCTCGAATCTTCTATCTCTATGCTTACCATCTACATCAATCAATTGAATGTAATCATCTACGATTACGTCTGGTTTGCCTTTACTAATCTCCCTCATACAGTCGTCTAGTGTTCTCACATCATCGAATGCTGTAAGATTTGCATACTTATCCTTGACATATTCTGATATACTGCTAAGAGATTTTAGTTTTGACTCATCTTTAATGCCAGAACGTATCATTGTATAAGTAAGGTCTGCTGATTCCATAACATACAACTTTTTCATTGTTTCAACATTACTCATTTCACGATTGAATAGCATTACATTGTATCCTTGTTCAATCAAACCTCGTACAATGTTTAGCATCAAAGTAGTTTTACCATGACCTGGTCTACCACCAAGTACAGTAATTTCTTTCCGAGTCATTCCGCCTGCAAAGTTATCCAATCTACCTAAACCAAAGTTGATAGTAGAAGACTCTTCTTGCAATGCACGATTTGTTTCATCAACAATGTCAGATATTTCTCTTGATTTAGAAGGTTGTATCTGTCTTAGTTCGTGTATTAGTTTGCTATGTTTCTCAAGAATCTTTCCAACTTCTTTGAAGTTCTCAAAACTTGCATTAAGTAAATCTTGAGCAGACTTAGCTGTTTCTCTTTGTATGTATCTTTCCCATACAATCCTTGCATAGTATTCTACTTTTGTTTTACTAACTGATTTGTCTTGTAAATCAAGGATAAAAAGACTATCTTTCTCTCCAAAAGTATCTTGTAGTTTATCAGATAGTGTAATCGTATCAATCGGAACTCTATTCTTGTATAAGTCTTTCATACATTGAAACACTTGCATACATTTAGTTGAATAGAATGCATCATCTTCTCGTATCCAAGCTTCTGCTATTTCCATTTCTACATCGCCTCCCAATAGAACACATCCAAGCATTGCTTCTTCTGCTTCTATATTAGATGGCATTTTCTTTATTGTTACATCTTCTATGTTTTTCATATAATCTCCTTTAAAATAAACTTGCTTGTTTCATTGGTTCATAGTTCATTATCAAGTATTCTTTTCTTTCCTTTGCCCTATGCTCGTCTGTAGCACCATGATACTTAAGTGATATGGTTTTTATATTATACTCTTTGTATAAATCATAGACCTCGTCTCTGTAGTCATACGATACCATGAATTTACCACCATTTGAATTAATTTTGTCTACTTTTTCTTTTAATCTTATATGGTCATTAGCATCAAAATTATGTTGGTAATAATCACCTTTATCTGTTGCTATAAAGTATGGAGGGTCTAAGTACCAAAAATCATTA